GTATATAACATAAGAATATACTAAGTTGTATAACATCATAGATCATCATTGTTGGTATAGTCTTCATAGTCCCCATATTCATCAAATATTTGATCCATACTAGGCATATCCGCCTCGTGCAGCAAATCCTTCCTATCGATTGTAGGGATTAATACGTCTAAGCCTGTATAGCAATCTTGACACATATCCAAGTATTTGCCATCCAGTGTCTTTCGGGTTGACTCATAATCGTTTAACATTTTGTCGCAAATAGTACAATGCATAAAACCCTCTCTATTCGATTAAAACATAGTAGATGATACCTACCCCTTAACTACCCTAAGAAAACCCCGTATACGCCGTTTTAGAGCGTTTTAGAGGTATTCCCAAGTATAACATAGCAGCACTCCAGTTAAGTGGTACATAACATAGGCTAAAATCAGGTATGTCATGCACCAAAATAATACAGTTTTCATGGTTTATTTTCTTCCGTGGGTTCAAAGTGTTTTTGGTTAAGTATCTCCATATAATCGGAATACCATATATCATATTCACCGACCCCGTACATCAGGCTAAAATCAGGATCATCTAAACGCATAGACATAAATTTTAAGTAATAGTCAAACCTATCCATTTTTAAACCCCTTTCATAGGTAAAAGACAATGACATAAACAGCAGTCAAACAAGTGTAAAGACACACGCCAGTAAGTAGTAATGATTTCATTTTATTAACCTTTCTTCAATTTCTGCAATCAATTCCAAGGCATATTGCCTCCATTGTCTGTCATGGTCCGCAGACCACTCATCGATTAAAGTAATGACATCAAACACAACGACATTATTGGTTTGAATATCGTCCGCAATTGTTTCTAGTTTTATTTCAGACATGGTTATTTATCCTCATTAAATAGTTCGTACCAATCAATAAATGCATCGCAACATAATTTAGCAATGCGATTTGCCTCATCTCTGTTAATACTGCCATTATCATATTGTTGATGGATGTCGTTAATTGATGCAAACAATCCATCGATGTCATATGGTTCAGGGTCTACCTCAATAATCGGTTTCATTTTGCGGGCCGCCAGATAGCCTAAACAGAAATCTTTGATGGTTTCACTGTCATAGTTCTCAATCCGGTCAGAGATGTCTAAATACTCTCCGTCAATGCCATCCTGAATCTTGCATAGATTGAAACAAAAAGGCTTTCCAGTTTCTGGCAATTGATTGGTTGAGTATTCGTCTGCGTTCATGATGTCAAATTGCACCCCATAATCGATAAACTGAATGGAAAGGTGTTCACACCCTCCGCCTGTGTAAACTTCTTCAATGATAATTTTAGTCATGATTAAACCCTTTCAATTAAGTTTTTAGCGATTGTAATTGCAACAACATCGTAATCGGTAACAATCTGACCCATAAATTCATGGCTTGCTTGATACCTTGTTTTTACTAAATCACCCGCACTATTGTAAGTCTTTAGAATGTCAGTGACGATACATTCCCGTTTATGTTTACCGCCTGATAAAAACTTAGTTCCGATTGCGTATTCCATGATTAAACCTCCTCCGCTTGTTTGTCTAATTCCGATGCCCAAGACTCAATATCAAATAAAGGCATAGCCTCTATTGCAATATCTTCCTCTTCGCCATTTACTGTGGAGTACCAAAGGGCAAAAATCTCATCTGAGCAAAGCGGGATAAATAGTACAAAGTTGTAGTCAGTCATTGCAAGGTAGACATGACCGCTTGAATTGTTTTCGCTTGCTACCCCATCGCCTGATAAATCCATTCCAAGGTCTGAGGCTTTGGTTAGTAGTTTGGCAATCTTGCGATAAGCGTTACTGCCTAGGTTTTCATTGATGTTCATTTGTAATACCTCCAAAGTTTAGGATATTGCATTGTCAATGACACCCTTGCGAGTGTTTCGGGAATTAATCCCATCATCAGATTGACTTTAAGTAATAAACCTTTCATATAAATCAGGATACTTATCAAACAATATCCAAGGGTTTGCATAATTCCATAAGGCAACATGGTTTAGTTTAAGACACTCTACCACATCAGGACTATCTTGGAAAATATCTTCAGGGTTATCGTCAAGATGAAATACAAAACCCTCCGCAATCAATTCCTCAATGTATGTGACAAAATCGGCATCGGTTTTAAATGTGTGTTTTTTCATTTTTAATCCCTCTAGTTTATATAAATATCAGCGTTACGAACTTCGTAGTTTATTGGGGTATTTTCATCCCAATTTTCCATTTCGCTCAATAAGTCTTTTTTGACTGCTTGAAAGTAATGAGAATCATCCCTATTAATGTAAACACTAACGAAAACGTAAACTGCTTTTCTGATGTCTTTTCTGAACTGTTTCAAGGTGTTCATGATTATTACCTTTCTTATCTACTGTTAATTAATCACTACAATTACAGTCTAACGCTAATCATCAGGTAATTATACTAGGGTTTTCCCTGATTCTTACAATGTGGAATATAACTTTTAGGTATAATTTGCTCAGTCTTTATAACTAGGGTTTACCCTTGAAAATAGAGTTCTCAACTCAGAGATACTAACCCATCATTTTAGGCAAAAATGCCTCTATGACTCTCTATTGCAGTCCTATGGCATTGTAAGGGTTTACACTGGGTGACAATAGATGCTGCCTATGAGTTACCAGAATTGATAGGTAAACACTATGATGGCCCTGATAGATAAACACTATCGATTGCGGCTTATTGATAGTCTGGCACTATGTTATCATGCTGCACTACAATGGTGCAGATGTACTGGATTGGTGCATGATGATGGTCTACTAGATTGCACTATAAAGGTGCATCATAGCCCCATATATAAACTCTATCGACTGCACAGGCTTAATAGTTTTTAGCTATCGCTACTGAATATGCGTGTATGCGTATATACGTATATATCAATATTGTTGCGTAGAAACAACAGTGTTGTATAAAAACAACATAGGGGGGGTGGGTATGACTGTGTTGTGTAATGTTGTCGGAGCCGCTACTGTATACAAAATAGTAAAAAAGGACTATATTGCACTGCAATGTAAGTACTTGAATCTAAAGTATATTTATACGGAGTCTAAAGTATACAATAAAGGGACACAGTCGAACGCCTACGCATAATATAGTCAATGACGGAATCAGCGCACCGTAGGGACTATGTCGGATAGGTTGCGGAGACCAATCAAGACTATGAAGTCCCGCACAGGATGGACTATGAAGTAAAGAAAAGTAACAAAGTACTTGACAAATTAAGAAAAGTATGCTATAGTTCGCAGTATAGTACTATGTCGGATGTTAGGGATATCCGATAGCGATATAGGATGATTAATATTCTTCTACTATAGAAACCTCTCCGATAGCGTAAATCCTATATAGTACGCAACGTCTCCAAAAGGATAAAGACTTGTCAAACGAATTAGAAGTAACAACTGATGTTGTCGAAAAGAAACAACGTCCTAAGATTGTTCGTCGTAAGTTAGGTCGTCCCCTAAAGAAGGACATCGAGGCGAAGAAGAAGGGTAACAGAGGTAAGGTCGGAAGACCTGCCGGAGACTCTGCACGAATTGCTGAATTCAAAGCAAGGTTGCTAGGCACTTCCGGAGATAAAATAATTGAAACACTTATCGCTAAAGCATTGAACCCCGACGATAAGGATAACATGGCGGCACTAAAGCTATGTGTCGATAGAATATTGCCAGTGTCGGTATTCGATGCGGCAAAGAACGGTGGAACCACTCCACAGATCAGCATCAATATTACTGGGTTGAATAACCCCACAGTAGATGCTGGTGTCGTTGATATGGTGGAAGAAGAAGATGAATCTTAACTTCCAGTTACTGAGTTGGCAACAAGAAGTCTTTAAGGATAAGACTCGCTTTAAAGTGATAGCAGCCGGGCGGCGGTGTGGCAAAAGCAGACTCGCTACCATGATGCTCATTATAAAGGCATTAGAAGCTCCTGAAGGCTCTGCAGTGTTGTATGTGTCCCCTACCCTAGGGCAGTCCAGACAAATCATCTGGGACAGCCTCCTAGAGATCGGTAGACCTGTTATTAAGTCGGCACACATTAACAATCTAGACATCACCTTAGTGAATGGTCGTAAGATTCATGTTCGTGGTGCAGATAATAGTGATACGCTTCGTGGTCTGAGTCTGTACTACGCAGTCCTCGACGAGTGTGCGTTTATTAAGCAGGAGACGTGGGAGAAGATTGTTCGTGCTTCTCTGTCGGATAACAAAGGAGAGGCTATGTTCATCTCCACTCCGTCAGGGCGTAACTGGTTTTACGATATGTATAAACTAGGCTTTGCAGAAGAAGACGAAGAATGGAAAGCATGGCACTTCACCACTAAAGACAATGAGACGATTGATCCGAAAGAGGTGGACGCAGCAAAGAAGACACTCTCATCGTTTGCGTTCAAACAAGAGTATGAGGCTTCTTTTGACAATGCCGGTCAGGAGATATTCAAAGAAGAGTGGATTAAGTATGGCGAAGCTCCGCAGTATGGCGACTACATCATCGCTATCGACCTTGCCGGTTTTGAGGAAGTTGCTAAGAATGCAGGTGCTTCTAAGAAACGGTTAGACGAATCCGCTATCGCAATTGTAAAAGTAGAAGACACTGGAGATTGGTTCGTTGAGAAGATTGTACATGGTCGTTGGGATATTAAAGAGACAGCGGGAAAGATACTTCGACTTGTACAAGAATACAAACCGATGGCTGTAGGAATCGAAAGAGGGGCGCTAAAGAATGCAGTGCATCCCTACTTAAACGATTTAATGAGAAAGAACAATACGTATTTTCACATCACAGATTTGACGCATGGCAACAAGAAAAAGACTGAGCGAGTAGCTTGGGCGTTACAGGGTAGGTTTGAGCATGGCAGGATTACCCTTAACGAAGATGAAGACTGGAAAGAGTTTGTAGATCAAGTCCTCCAGTTTCCTACCGCTAATGTCCATGATGACCTTGTGGACGCACTAGCGTATGTCGATCAGATGGCTTTGACTAGCTATCAGCAGGATTACGAAGAAGACGATTACGAAGTACTAGATGTAATTTCTGGCTATTAAAGGAAAATCATGGCTGAGTTTGAAAAAGAAGAACTAGGACAAAACGAGTTTGAGCAACCAACCGAAGCAGACAAAGAGATTGTCGAGTTCGTTGTCTCTCACTGTGACCGGTGGAGAGACCACAGAGATACAAATTATTTAGAAGAGTGGAAAGAATATGAAAGAATATTTCGAGGTAAGTGGTCTGCAGAAGACCGCACTAGAGAATCTGAGCGCAGCCGTATTATCTCCCCAGCGACTCAGCAGGCTGTGGAAACAAGACACGCAGAAATATGCGAAGCAGTATTTGGAAACGGTGAATGGTTTGACATCGCTGATGATGTTGCCGATCAACAGCTTATCGATGTGGAAATCCTTAAACTCCAGCTCAAAGAAGACCTAGAGAAAGAAAACATTAGAAAGGCTATCACTCAGGTTGAGTTAATAGCTGAGATTTATGGTACTGGTATTGGTGAACTGACAGTCTCTAAGAAGATGGAGATGTTCCCGCAGACAATGCCAATGGAAGATGGTACTGCCGCCTACGGAGTGATGGAGAAGGAATATACCTGCGTCAAGCTAAATCCCATCAATCCAAAGAATTTCCTCATTGATCCTAACGCCACAACCGTGGATGAGGCAATGGGAGTTGCTATTGAGTCCTATGTATCGATTCACCAGATTGTCTCTGGTATTGAGAAAGGTATCTATCGTAAGGTAGACATCCAGCCCCACGGACAAGACGACGATCTTGAGCCAACACAGGAAACCACACAATTTAGAGACGACAAAGTACTTCTTATGAAGTATTACGGTTTAGTCCCTCGTGAATACATTGAACAATTGGAAAACAAAGAAGGTGAAGAAGTTGTTGACTTATTTCCGGAAGATAGCACTGCGGATAAATATAGCGACCTCGTCGAAGCCATCGTTGTTATTGCTAATGGCGACCTCCTCCTTAAAGCAGAGAAAACGCCTTACATGATGAAGGATCGTCCTGTCGTAGCATATCAGGATGATACAGTACCAAATCGCTTCTGGGGTCGTGGCACAGTCGAGAAGGCTTACAATATGCAAAAGGGTATTGACGCTCAGTTGCGTTCACACCTTGATAGCCTAGCCCTCACCACATCGCCAATGATTGCAATGGATGCCACACGATTACCTCGTGGCGCTAAGTTTGAAGTCAAGCCCGGCAAAGCAATCCTAACAAATGGTAATCCAGCAGAGATCCTATTCCCATTCAAGTTCGGTACTACTGATCCCGGCAACTTAGCGATTAGCCAGAACTTTGAGAGAATGCTTCTTCAGGCTACTGGCACAACCGATGCTTCTGGTCAACCAACAGCGTTTACTCGTGATGGTGCAGCTCAGATGTCAATGTCAGTTGCTGGTATCGTTAAGAAGTACAAGCGTACACTTACGAACTTCCAAGAGGACTTCTTAGTTCCCTTAATTCGTAAAGCTGCTTATCGCTTTATGCAGTTTGACCCCGAGCGTTATCCTGCTTCCGATTACAAGTTTATCCCAATGGCTACATTAGGTATCATTGCCCGTGAATACGAGCAACAACAGCTTATTGCCTTGCTCCAGACCCTCGGTCCTGATACTCC